AAGATTCGATAGCTCTGCTTGGTTTTATTTATGTAATGAGACTGAATTAAATTATGCTATTTATACAATTAAAAATAGTATTTTATATACAGATAAATATGATTTTATAGATTACAATTCTTTTAGAGATTACTCACTTACTATTCCAAATAATTTACAAGATATTAAAGAAGAAGATATTAATTTTGAAAAATCTGTAAAATTTACAAATAATAATTTCCTAAGTAAAAAAGATAAATTAAGCAATTACAATGGTGTTTCATGGTCTATTCAACAAAATAAATGGACGTCGAGATTAACAAAAAATAATGATACCTTATTTTTAGGATATTATTCTACAGAATTAGAAGCAGCAATTGTTTATAATGATTATGCGAGTTATCTTAATACAACTGGTAATTCAAATTATCAATTAAACAATGTTGGAAATTATGTACAGAATCCCAGGAATATACCTGAAGAAATCAATAAAGTGAAATTAGAAAATAAATCATCGAATTATAATGGAGTATATTTTATAAAATCTAAACAAATTTTTGAAGCAAGTATCCAATATAAAAAAAAGAGTTATAAATTATTAAAAAATACAAGTGATATAGAATGTGCCAAAGTCTATAATGAACAAGCCCTGTATTTTAATAATCATGTTGATACTAAATATAAACTTAATGATATTTCTAACTTTGTAACTAATGAAAAGAATCATATACATGAATTAGAAATATCTAAAATTAAAAAATATAGTAGATTTGTAGGTGTATCTGTTAGAAATGATTCTAATAAATTTAGAGCATATATCAAACATAATGGTAAAAGAATTGATTGTGGAACTTTTGTAGATGAAATAGATGCAGCAAAATCTTATAATAAAAAAGCAGAAGAATTAAATAATATAAATGCGTTAAACATGTGTAAAATTAGATATGTATTAAATGAATTTGACAATGACAAATGCGAATGAATTAAATATAATTTATAAATTATTTTTTAGGTAAAGCGCATGTTTTTGCTTTATCCGAGCATATTGCTCGTAGACTTTCATATTGGTCTAATACTTCTTTAAATGGGGGTGACGTGATAGTATGAAATGTTTCTTTTTTGAATGCCTTGATACGTTTATAATATTCATCTTCTGTAATACCTCCAGTATAAAATAATGCCTTAAGTTTACGCTTTTCGTCTGTATAACATTTTCTTTCTTGACCTATGAGTTTGTTATTTACCTTGTCTTTCATTAAATATAACCAATACATTAGTTCAATTCTACCAATGAGGTATGGTTCAATAGGGAGATCAAGTAAAAATTTTTTAAAAGAATCTCTACAATAGATGCATGGCATGACTATTTGAAGACCAGTAAACATATTTTTAAAACTATTTTTAATAATTATATGTTCACTATTATTTGTATTAATTTTAATTGGATAACGTCCCATGATGCTAGTAAATAAGAATTTCCATGCAGCTGGTCCCCACGAGTGTGTATCTGCGCCAGAATTTCCATAATATTTACTATAATCTATTCCTTTTGGTAAATTTATACTCATATATAGTATAAGGCAATAAAAAATTTTTTTATAATTCAAGCACAATTAGTCCTGTAAAATTGCGAAAAATTTTGTTCTGTGAACTAAATGCCCCACTGGAAAGTTAATTGGTATTGGATAATTCATTGCCTCTAGTATAACATACGCTGAATTACTAATTTGTCTATATTCTTTAATTTGACCAAAATATCCTTTATAAATATTTAAATCACTATTTTCTAATCGTTGAATAGTAACAAAATCACCTCTTTTAAATTCTTGATATTGAAGTTCCATTGGAGGTTCCTCTTCTATAATATTTTTTAATTTTACATGAAAGGTATTGTCCTTTAATTTTTTAATTGGTTGTTTTTGCTCTTTAGGCTTTGTATCTTTTTCCTTTTTTATTTGTTCTTTACCTTCTGGCAACGCAGTTGAGGAGCAGTTCTGCTTTGGAGTGTTAGTTTTTGGTAACATCATGCCAGGATTTTGAACTAAAAATTGTGAGAAATCCATATTATATATATATTTATATTTATTTAAAATTAATAGTATATTATGTTTAAATCATGATATCTAATATATTATTAGGATATATAAAAGTAAGTTTATATAGATTATTAATAGTATGTATACAACTTTATCTGTATATGTCTAAAAAATGCATAATGATACTGCCTAAATATATTTATAGTAAAACCTATAATCATATTACATCTAATATGGATTATTCGGTATATGAATATTGGTATAAATATAATAATAAGTATTATAAATTTAAGGCTATTGAAGATAATCTCTATAATTTTAACGATGCATGTAAAATATATCATCCACATAATATAACTTTAATCAATCATTGTTGTATAATGGATACGAATGATATATATATAAAAGATATTACAAAAGAGATAAGATATTTTATATATTATAGAGGCTTAATTGAATGGAAATATATTTTGATTCATTTAGGTATTGATCAAGAGCATAAATTAATTATGCATATGAATGATTTAGATATGATAGAAAAATCATTTAATGTAAGAGAAATATATAGTAAAAAGTTTAATTTCTGAGTTGGTGGTTGTGTTCACACACACGGAGGCTTACTGCCTCGTTAAAGTTCAGGTCTTTTTGAATGTCGTTTGATTTACAATAAAATTATAGATTATTATTGTAAGTATAACCTAAATGGAAATTAATAAACTTGCTTTTAGTGGAGGTGCTATAAAGGGTATAGCGTATGTTGGGGTATTTAGAAAAATAGAAGAAATGATATACGAAAGAAGGATAGAGGAAGCTACACCAGACTTTGATGCTAGTAAATGTGACATACCTTTGTTTAATATTAAGACTATATGTGCTGTGTCGGTTGGTACTATTTTTAGTTTGATATATTTATTAAATTATACATATACAGAAATGTTGCAAGAAGTATTGAATAAAAAATTTGAGCAGCTTAAGGATATTAGAATTATGAATTTTGTAAGCAAGTATGGTTTAGATAGTGGTGTAAACTTAATATCCTGGATACAATCCTTGATGATTAAAAAGGGAGTTAATCCGAGTATAACATTGAAGGAGTTGTATGATTTAAATAGTGTAGATTTTCAAATTATGGCTACAAATTTGAACAAGTATTGTTATAAAAAGTTTAATTATTTAGAGACACCTGATGTAAAGGTATTAGATGCTATAAGAATGTCAATAAGTGTGCCGTTTTTATTTACTATAAACGAATTTGAGGGTGATATTCATGTAGATGGCGGATTGATTGATAATTATCCTATAGAAGTGTTTGGTAGTGATTTAAGTAATTTTTTGGGCTTCAAGTTAATAAATCACGGAGAGATGGATAATCATGATGTAGATGAGCGTATAGATGATATTGAAAGTTATATATATCATATTTTAAGTTGTTATATGGTACAAAAAGAGAAACATACAACAAGAACTGAAGAGTTTAAGAATTGTACTGTATATATACATACAGAAGATATTACACAAAGTGTTAATTTTTCATTAACTGCTTCTGAAAAACATAAATTAATAGAGATTGGATATAAGAGTGTAACTAATTTTTTCAATTCTAAAAACAATACAAGTTAAAAAAACTTTTTTATTTAGTTATAATAGAGTATGAACGACTATAATGTTATTAATCAAATTGGAAAAGGGTCTTTTTCAAATGTACATTTATGCAGAAGAAAAAGGTTGAATTCTAGTTTATTGATGTTAAGTGGTATATACGATGATAAAGATGAAGATGAAGAAGATTTATTCATTATAAAGGAGATAAACTTGGATAGTTTAGTAAAGAAGTATGTTAAAAAATCTAGATTAGAGATGCGTAACACGAAACATTTATTGAAACATGATACAGAAACAGATGCATCTGGAATTAAAAGTGTGAGTATAACTCCTTATAATACTACCAATAAAGTATTATTACAACAATTGGATTCAGAAGAAGAATATTATTATAAGAGATTGAGAGATTTAATAGATAGTGAAATAGAGGTCTTGAATAAATTGAATCATAATAATATTATAAAGTATTTTTCATATGATACTAAAGACCAGATATATTATATTAAAATGGAATATTGTCAATATGGTGATTTGTATAATATTTTAAAAGATTACAAACTAAATGATTTTAGATTAAGAAATACGTTTAATGGTTTCGAAGGGTCTTTTATTAGACAATTTTTAAAGGATACTGTAAATGCGATTTCTTATGTTCATAGTTTAAATATAATACATAGAGATATAAAGTTGCATAATTTTTTAGTAAAAAAAGATAAGGATAATCAGTTCTTATTTAAATTAAGTGATTTTGGATTTGCATGTTTTGATTTAGATTGCAAGTTAAATGATAGTTTAAGTATAAGTGATTTTGATTTTAGTACAAGTGCGTTAAAAAGAAAGTATTATAAATTATGCGGTACACCATATTATATGGCTCCTGAAATGATTTTAAATATAGAAGAATTTGAACAATTAATTTCGGATAAAGTTATTTTAAATCATGTAAAATTTTATGATAAAAAAGTTGATTTGTGGAGTTATGGTATATGTTTATACGAATTAATATTTAATATATTGCCATTTTCAGATATATATGATATTCATGATTTAAAGGCATTTTTTTCAAAAGCAACTACTCAAATAGATTTACATAAAAATATAGATAAAAAAAAAACAATCGATTCTAGAATCAAGAGTTTATTAAAAAGATTGTTGACTATTAATCCATCTTTTAGAATATCGACAGAAGAGTTAATTGAATTTATAGATAAAGATATACCTGAAAAGGATCTAGTCATCGATAATAGTATTGTTGAGCAGCGCTTAATTAACTGTAAAGAGAATGTATATCAGACAAATGAATTAATGAAAGAGAATGTTATGAAGCAATCATTAAATATGGATAAGAAAGATAAGGGTAAAGAACCTGTAAATACAGATTCATGGGTAATAGAAGATGGTGACGAATACATTCATAGTTATCCAAAAGAATTTCCAAAGTTTGTTAATTCATGGGATAAAATCAATAAAGCAAGTTCATTAATTACTAAAATTTCTGTAGATAACAATTTTATGAAATGGTTATTAAATAAGAAATAAGTAAGTTTTTGCTTGATTATTTTTTTAGCTATATTATATAAATATGGAAATAGATTATAGTACATTTGCAATAATTACCACTGTTATTGTTATATGTCATATAAAAGCTATGGAATTTGTATATAAAACCGGAACAGCGTATTATAGTAAGAATAGTAAGAATAGTAAGAATAGTAAGAATAGTAAGAATAGTAAGAATAGTAAGAATAGTAAGAATAATAGTAAGAATAGTAAGAATAGTAAGAATAGTAAGAACAAGTCAAAAATATGGGATATAATACATTCAAATTTTGCAGATTATTCAGATTATAATTATAGTAAAAATTGGTATCTTTTAGTATTTATTATACCAATTATATTAAATATAAATAAATTTTCATATGATTTTATGTATGAATTTATAGTTAAATTTATGATACTAATATTATTAAGAGCGTTTACAATTATAAGTACTATATTGCCAAGAAATTCTAAAATAAAAGTTAAATTAAATAAAAAAACAGATTTTTGGAGTTTACTTTATCATAGAACTATAGGTGGTGGAGGGTACGATAAAATATATAGCGGTCATGCAGCCTTTGGTTTACTTTTAACATTACTTCTTTTTAAATACAACTTTTTAGAATCAAATGTTTTTAATATAATGCTTTATACTTTATTAAATATTATTCATTTTATGATAATTGGTATTACTCGTTCTCATTATACAGTTGATATAATTGTAGCTATATTTATGACATTATGGGTACATGGAGTTAGAATAGATAATTTATTGTTATAATTTATGTAGGAATATTTAATGGATATGAATGTTAGTTTATATGTTACGTTATTCGTTTATAATCTAGATATTAATTTAATTTGATAATATATAGATGGAGCAAGATAATACTAGAGATATAGCCGAGCAAATTTTTAACAAATCTCCTGGTGCGCCTAATTCAATTGATTTACAATTAGATGATTCTACTGTAGATTTTATTGAGAATGAGGGATACGTTCCTCATAATTTTATTAAGGATGTGTTAAGTGTAATAACATTACATGGTGTTGAGATTTTATTTGGACATAAAAATATAATATTATTAAGTGAAGATGACTTATTTTTACTTAAAAAATATATAAGGAGTTATGGGTATGAATTGAGTGTCAAAATAGAAGATAGAACAATTATGATTGGGTTTGAAAAATATTATTAACACGTTTATTTTAATTTAATTTAATATAAAGCGTTTGGTGTTAAATCACATAAATCAGTTCAATATGATATTTTTGATAAAGATCCTAAATTAGTTCAATATAGACTTGACCTTATTGAAGAAGAAGTACAAATTAATCAAAATTCTAAATGAAAATTTGTATAAGGAAATGTTATATGATATCGAAGTTGAATATTTATTTGATTAAATAAAAACATTTTTATTTATTTTTAAATTAATTAAGGTTATTTGAAAAAATACAAAAGTATACAAAAATAAATTGAATTTTATATTTTTATTAAAAATAATAAAAATATGTCATCAAATTTTCAAAAAGTATTAGAATTTAATAAAGCGTTTGGTGTTAAATCAAATACATCAGTTCAACATGAAATCTTTGATAAAGATCCTAAATTAGTTCAATATAGACTTGACCTTATTGAAGAAGAAGTAGATGAATTAAAACAAGCGATTAAACAAAAAGATATGACAGAGGTTATTGATGCGTTAGCAGATAGTCTTTATGTAGTTCTCGGTGCTTGTGCCAGTTTTGGGTTTGATGCTGATGAAGCATTTGATTTAGTACATAAATCTAATATGTCTAAGTTATGTAAAACTGAAGATGATGCTCAAGAAACAGTAAGACGTTATCAAACAGAAGTTCCACAAAGATATGATTCACCAGCTTATAGACGTTCGGATTGTGGAAAATATTTTGTGGTTTATAATCAAAATACAATGAAAATCTTAAAAAATTATAAATATAATCCTGTAAGTTTTACATCACTACTTGAAAAATAAATTGAAAAATTTTGAAATTCTAATATAATTATATGGAAGATAAAGAAATATCAAATGCTTTAAAATACTATTATAAGAATAAAGATAAAGTATTAGAAAAAGTAAAATACATTATGAAAAAATAAAAGAGAATAAAAAAGAATATTATGAAAAGAACAAAGAAACTATATCGGATAAAAGAAAAGAATATTATAAGGAAAATAAAGATAAAATAATGGAAGATAGAAAAGAATATTATGAAATTAATAAAGAACAAATTTCAAATACACAAAAAGAATATCAAAAAATATATAGAGAAGTTAATAAAGATGATATAATTGCAAAAAGAAAGGAATTCTATGAAAATAATAAAGAAAAATTTAAAAATTATTATGAAGAAAATAAAGAAAAAATGATGGAATATTATAAAAAATATAGAGAAATAAAGATAAAATTAATGAAAGCAAAAAATGTAAAAGTTGTAAATTATTTTATGTAACAAAGAAAAATAATTTTTTATGTTCATCCTAATAAAACTAAAAGAAAGAAAACAAAAGAAGAAGATGTAAAAAATTTATTAATTGAAAATAATTTTAATTTTATTCATGATAAAAAAATAATAAATGATTGTTGTTTTAAATATAGACCGGATTTCTTATTTGATTGTGATACTTATTTTATAGTATTAGAAATTGATGAAGATGCTCATGATAGTTATGATAAAGAATGTGAAATTATTAGAATGAACAATATAAGTATTGGATTGGGACTACCTTGTAAATTTATTCGTTATAATCCAGACAATAAAAATTTTAAAAAACAAGAAAAATTAATTAACATTCTAAATGAAAATTTATATAAGGAAATGTTAGATAATATTGAAGTTCAATATTTATTTTATTAATTAAAACATTTTTTATTTAATTTTTAATTAAGTTTAATTCGAAAATTTATTTTCTTTTTATATATTATAAAAAACAAAATGGCTGGTGGTTTAATGCAACTCGTCGCGTATGGAGCTTAAATATCTGGGCTCAAATAGTAAGCTGCTAATATGGCTCGTATAATACCATATTAGATAAACAGTATAAATATACGAATAAAGAATTATCGGTAATAATTTTTTATTATATAACTTGCTAGTGAAAAACTTTTTGAAAACGTTTTTTGCGAAACTTTCAAATTGCGGGAACCTCTTTAGGATACGTTGTATCCCATCGTAAAATCACTTTGTGATTTATGCTGTAACTTTAACTACTACTTAATGATAGTGATATTATTAATACCAAAGGGTAATGACCTGAGGCATAGTAAAAACGTTAAAGATTAGACAATCCGCAGCCAAGCATCTTCTATTGTAAAAAATTGAATAAAAATATTTTATTAATAATTTTAAATGGAAATAGGTGAAATTTATTGTTTAACTAGTCCTTCGAATAAAAAATATGTTGGTCAATGTGTTAAATTATTATCAAGTGGTAAAAAATGGGGATATTTAAGTAGATGGAAACAGCATATTAGAGATGCTACAAATGGTAAAGACTATTGTAGATTATTAAATAATGCTATTCGTAAATACAATCCTGAAAATTTTACTATTGAATTAATAATGAAATGTGATATAAAAGATTTAGATTATAATGAAAATCTTTATATTGAACAATTTAACACAATGACACCAAATGGTTATAATTTAACTTCAGGTAAAACAACATCAAGACAATCAGATGAAACAAAAGAATTACGAAGAGAAAGTATGATAGGTAAAAATTTAGGTAAAGTTTTGGATAAACGTCCAAGACAAAGACCTGAAGATTCAGAATTACCTAAATATCTTCGTTATTATAAAGATTCATCTGGTAAAGAAGGATATAGAATAAGTCATCATCCAAATTTAAAAGAAAAGTCATTTGTAAGTAAATATGCTTCTATGGAAGATAAATTACAATTGGCAATAGAATATTTGAATTCAGTTTAGGTAGATATAAGATGAAGGTTCAACGAGTAGACGGAAGTTGGGATTTAATGATGATATTAGCCATATCTGAAAATTCTTAAGGTGTACTCTACTCCTAATAGAGATATTAGGGCTAATGGTATGAAAATACCAGAGGCAAGATATTTACCTTAAAAATCTGTAGGGTAGAAAAATGTCGGGGAATATTGAAAAAATAAGATATTCATAAAACCCTTTATGGAGATTTCATGATGAAATCCCATTGATGTTAATCAGGGAAATTAATTGAATTAATTTGAAAACCCCTGGTGAGGAAATCAAATTGCTGGAAACTTCTAAAGCTTATTCTACTAAGTATTTATAGTGATATAAATATGGCCAAGATAAAACTTGGGTATAGTAAAAATGAATAAGATGAAATCTAATTTGTTAGATTGAAATGGACAATCAGCAGCCAAGCTTCTTTAAAAATTGAATAATTTTAAAATATTTTTATAAATACAAATGGAACAAAAAGAATGTACTGATTGTAAAGTTATAAAACCTCTTAATGAATATAGAAAGTACAATGATAGAGAAAATTCATATGCGAAAACATGTAAACAATGTTTAAATGAAAGGGATAAAATAAGAAAAAAAAATCTTAGACAAAAGAAAATAGAAATAGTTATGGTAAAATGTGAAAAATGCAAAGAAGAAAAAGCATTGAAAGATTTTGCTAAACTTAAAAAATTTTATAAAAATAAGATTTGTTTAACTTGTTATCCAAAGTTTTTAACTGAACAGAAAAATGAATGGTGTAGAAATGAAAAAAAATCTAATATTAATTATAGATTAAAAAAATCATTAGCTGCACGTTTAAGAACTGTTTTAATTAAAAATGATTCAACAATGAATTATATCGGTTGTAATATTCAATATTTAAGAGAATGGTTTGAATATAATTTTACAAAAGATATGAACTGGGATAATTACGGTTCATATTGGTCAATTGACCACATCTTACCTGTTTGTAAATTTGATTTAACAATTGGTGATGAAAAATTAAAATGTTGGAACTGGTCAAATATGATGCCAGTTACAGTAAAATACAATTCATCTAAAAAAGAAATTGATATAAATCAAATAGAAAATATAATAATAAAATTAGAAAAATTTAAAGAAGAAGGTTCAACGACTAAATGGTTTTCGGGAGATTTATTAACTATAGATTTTGCTAATCTAAAAATTAACAATTCTTCATAAGATATAGTCTACTCCTTATTGAAAAATAAGGTATTTGGGTAATGTACAGGTAACCCACAAATTACTTAAAAAAATTGAGTAGAAAAGTAGTCAGATATAACTATTAGGATATGTTATATAAAAATCTGTTGTAATTCCTATATTAGTCATTGAACCTTGCCAGTTTTATCCCTTGACTAATAATTCAGCTACTAGTGAATCTAATTTTAGATTTGCGACATTATCAAATTGCGGGAAACCCCTAAAGCTTAAAATACCAAGTTAATATTGAAAAATATTAATGGCCAAGAATAGAACTTGGGTATGGTAATAATTTTTAAGATAAAATTTAAACATAGTTTAGATTTAAATGGGCAATCCGCAGCCAAGTTCTAAGTTATAAAAAATGAATATTTAAACCCCCATTTAATTTTAATGGGAGTAATATATTGTCTAACTTCACCTTCTGGTAAAAAATATATTGGTTAAACAACAAGAGATTTTGATAAAAGATTTAAAGACCAAATATTTTACATCTAAGAAATTTACAGATGAAGAAAAATACAATATGTCATTAGAATATTTAAATTCTTATAATATGAATGCAGTTCAACGACTAAATGGTAATGGGTGAATTTAAACATAGTTTAAATTTGCTTAAGATATAGTCTAGTCCCCAGGTTAAATCCTGATAAATATACCGAAAGGTAGGGTGTAAACGTTTTCAAAGTCGTCTATAGACGTCACACTAACTTTGCTCTCGAAGCTATTGAACAGACCTTTAATGGAACTGTTGACTTCGGACGTAAAGTTTCTTGCACTGTTTCCCGAAACGGTGATCTTATTCACAAGGTCTACCTTCAAGTTGATCTCCCAGCTATGACTATGGCATCAGGAACTGCCTCATGGACTCGTAACATTGGGCACGTTTTAGTTGACTATGTTAACATTGAAATCGGTGGACAAGAAATTGACCGTCACTACGGTGACTGGCTCAATATCTGGAACGAACTTACCCAAACTGCTGAAAAGGAGGATGGTTATAACGTTATGATTGGTTCCACTGTTGCTCTCACTACCCCTGCTGCCGCTATTCCTGCCACCACTCTTTACATTCCTTTCCAGTTCTGGTTTTGTAGAAACCCTGGTCTTGCTCTTCCGCTTATTGCTCTACAATATCACGAAGTCAAGTTCAACATCTCTTTCCGTGCTGCATCTGAATGTTACATTACCTCCACTGGTAGTGCTCCATCATCTGGAGTCCCAAGCATCTCCAATGCTTCTCTCTACATTGACTACGTCTATCTAGACACCGATGAGCGTCGTCAATTTGCTCAAGTTCAACACGAATACCTAATTGAGCAACTCCAATTCACTGGAGCTGAATCTTACAGCAACTCTGCTGTCAAGTCAAAGCTTGCTCTTAACCACCCATGTAAAGAACTTGTCTGGGTTCTACAACTCAACTCAAACGTTGCTGCTAACAAGAACAGATGGGCTGATTACACCAACTCTGCCAACACCTCAGGAAAGGAATACGTTGGTGATGATTGTCTTGCATCTGCTAAACTCCAACTCAACGGACAAGATCGATTCTCAGTTCGTGATGCTACCTACTTTAACGTTGTTCAACCTTATCAACATCACACTCGATGCCCTGCCACCGGTATCTATGTGTACTCATTTGCTCTTAACCCTGAACAACATCAACCTTCTGGAACTGTCAACATGTCCCGAATTGACAATGCCACTCTTCTTCTAGACCTCACCACTGCAACTTCACCGGTCCAACTCCGAGTCTATGCTGTTAACTACAACGTGTTTAATTTTTGGACACAAAAAGTAAATCAAGAAATTGGTTTGCTAGTGGAATGTTTTTGACTAACTATAGGTTGTCAAAGATATTTTGCGACACTTTCAAACTGCGGGAACCTCCTTAGAGCCTTCACTACCACTTTTATTTGGAAACATTTAAAAGGAACTCGGTTAATAGCCGAACCCAATGGTAAAAATGTGAAGGATTGGACAATCCGCATCCAAGCACCCAACCAAATAACTATGTGTTATTTGCGGGTGAAGGTTCAACGACTAAATGTTAGTGGGCGATTTCGTAAGAATTTGCTTAAGATATAGTCTAGCCCCTAGGTTAAATCCTGATAAATATACTGAAAAGTAGGGTATTTGCGAAGAATTATGGCAGGAATGGGTGGATTAGCTTACTCAAACTAAGCAATCTGTTTATTCTGTATTATTTTATTACATTTTACAAAACATTAAAATCCATTTCGTTCAAAAAAATTGAATATTTTAATTTTTATATTTAAAAACATAAATATGAAAAACAATTATACATTAGTAAATTACAAAGATAAAAGATACGTAGTTGCTGAAACAAATAATAAACTACCATTTGTATTTAATTTTGACATATTAGAAAAATTACCTAATAGTACTTTCTTTTTAAGAAATAATTATGTATCTTGTAAAGATGATTATAAAGAAAAATATTTACATCATATTATAAAACCGTTTACTGATATATCAATTGACCACGTCAATCAAATTAAACAAGATAATCGTAGAGAAAATTTAAGATACGCTAATCAAACAATACAAAATCAAAATCAATCAAAAAGAAAAAGAAATGTAATTTTACCAGAAAATTGTGGAATTAATCCTCAAAATATTCCAACTTTTATTTGGTATATTAAAGATGATGGAAGTCATGGAGATAGATGGATGGTTGAAATTAAAGATATATATATTTGGAAAACAACTTCAACTAAAGATTTATCAACTAAGTGTAAGTTTGAATTAGCAAAAAAACATTTACGTAATTTAATTATAACTCAACCTAAATTATTTGTAGGACATTGTATAAATGGAAAATTAGAAGAAAAAGCAGAAAAATTAAAGAAAGAATTCATTGAAATTCTTAAATTAGCAAGATATGAATATGTAGATGAAATTAACAATGAAGATTGTTTAAAAGAAAATATTGAAGGATTAAATGAAAATGAAATTAATATTTTAAGACAAAATGATGATTATAAACATAAAAATAAACCTGAAAATTTTGATATAAATAATATCCCAAAATATTGTTATTATGTACCAGTTACTAAAACAAAAGGTGATGGATTTTGTTGTGGAAGATTACATCCTAAACAAAAAGAAAGTGGTAAAGATTGGACAACAACAAAATCAAAGAAAGTTTCAATTGAAGATAAGTATAAACAATTAATGGAATATCTTAAAAATTGAAAATAAAAATTATTTTAATAAAATTTATTAAAATAGTATGAAAAAGTTTATTACTGAAAATTACGAATTAAGAGAAGGTTACTCTGATATTTATAGAATTACAAATAAAATAAATGGTATTTCTTACATTGGCAAAGCAAAACATTTTTTAGGAAAGAGATTAGAAATACACGGTGCTTATCATCGTTTTAATAATCATATTAGAAAATGTAATGAATATAAAGAATCGCTATTAACAAATACTACAAATAATGCTTGTTCAAAATTATACAATGCTTTTATTAAATATAATATTGATAATTTTGAAATAAATGTTTTATGTGTATGTAAAACTGAATATGAGAATGTACTTGAAATTTTATTGATTAAAGAACATAAAACATATTGGGAAGAAGGAGGTTATAACTTAACAAAAGGTAGTGATGGTATATCCGGATATAAACATACACCTGAAGCTATAGAAAAAATACGTCAAGCAAATTTAGGAGAAAATAATCATTTTTATGGAAAATCATTATCACAAGCTCATAAAGACAAAATAAGTGAATCAAATAAAGGAGTAAACCATCATTTTTATGGTAAAACATTTTCTGATGAATATAAACAAAAATTAAGTGATTCTCATAAAGGTGAAAATCATCATTTTTATGGTCTAACTTTTTCAGATGAACATAAAGTTAATTTAGGAAAAAGTATATCTAAAACACGAAGAGATTATAACGATGAACAATTTATAAATTTATTAAGAATGAAAAAATTAAATAAAAAAATACAAGATATAACTGATGATTTTAGAAAAGAAAATAATAGTAAAATTGATAGAAATTCAATATCTAAAATATGGTCTGGTAAAATATTACCTATTAACGAAGATTTAATGAATACGGAAGAATATAAATCATTGATATTATTTGAAAGAAAAAAACGAATAAATTAAAATTGAAAATTTTATTTATAATTAAAACTTATAAATAAATGGGTCAAAAAGTATATATAGTATCTCAAACTGAATATTCTAATATTTTAGGTATTTTTACAAATGTCAGACAATGTAGAAAGTACATTAGTACATTAGCTAATCAAGAAAATATTCTTTTACATGAAATCAGA